CTGAACCTGTTGCAGTTGTCCCTGCCCCTTTTTGGAAGAAGGCTGCAAAGGTTGTGTTAGCATCTGCCCAGGCGATTAAATCAATAACATTGTCAAACTCGTCTGACTTAACTAAAAGTTCTGGTGTGGTATCGGCCTCAGCAAGGCCTGCCAAATCATCTGCTTGGTCCAAACCAATGCCTGAAGAGATATTATCTCCAGCATATGTACCTCTATAAAATTCAAGAACGAATTTAGCGGTGTCAATTGTACCCGCTACCATTTTCGCTCCATACCCTCTTGTTATTTTTGTTCCTGCAACTCCGCCAGAATAAGCAACAGCTGATCCAGTAACTGTACCTGTAGTAGTAATAGTAGGAGACCCTGTGTAAACACCTTCCCCAACTGGAGCAGTTATTACAATCTCACCAGCTGTATTATCGCTAGAAATAACTTGAACAATATTCCTTGCTTTAATATCTGCAACTAATTGAGCAGTTATTGCGGGAATTGTAATTCCTCCCCCAGTAGTGATAATTATATCTGCAACTGTAAGGGTGGCTGTTCCTACCTCTATCTTAAATGTATCTGTGTCGGCACCTGCTAAAGTAACAGTAACAGTTGATTGAGCAGAGGTTTCATCACCTTCAATTCCGTTCCCTGCTATACCCTCTGTTAAAGGTTGAGCTATAAAAGTACCACCATTAGATGCGCCACCTACCCATGTATATGTAATTGAAGCAGGCGCTGTTGCAGCTGCTCTAACATAAGTTAGGCTTGAAATGCCTGCTTGTGCTCCTCCACCAGGAAGAAACATCGGTCCTCCTAATAACCACCAAAGTCCTCCACCAACGAATTGTTGGAAGTCTCTTACGTTATCGAAAGTGTAAAGAGCATCTTTACCGCTTGAAATTGTACCATTGATTCCTGCTCCACCGCCCCAATTGGCGCCTGAACCAGTATCTATAACCAAAGTGTTGCCGAAGGCTAGATCCAACGCTGGATTTTTGATTCCTGACTTAATAGTTGAATAGGCACCAGGGATTTTGATTACTTTATTGTCGAAGAAATGCTGTGTTGCCATGCTATATTGAAATTTATAATTGTAAAGATACGAAAAAAATTACCAGAGTAGCTATTACCCCTTACTTTTTATAAGGAATACCTGACTTCTCAAATAACTCACACCATTGCTTAATGGTCAGTCTTTCAGTCGGAAATTTCTTTTTCCCAACCCATCTATCCAGTTCACCTGGAACCTTAATGTCACAAAAAGTAGCCACATCAAGTGTTCTTTCTGTCTTCTTAGGAGCCTTTTTCTTTGGGGCTTCTGCTATATTGTCTTCTTTTTTCTTAGCTGTCATAATTATTCATCTTTTAATTCTAGGAAGAAGTTGATGTTGTTAACTACCGCCTGTGTTAATAATTCAGGTGTTTTCGATGTATAATCGAAAGTCAATGTAATCCCTCTTGTAAATATTCCAGGAGGTTGTTTAGTATCTATTGGACCAAGGTCTTGACCTCCTATTTTCATATTCCTTAATCCTTTTAAACTGAAATGATCTATTACAGCTACAAGACCCATTTTCAATAGGTGATATAACATCATCATCTCGTTTTTATTATCTGTGAGGATGAGCAATCTATATGAAGTGCTCCATCCTCTTTCAAAATTCTTACTCCAAGTAGTTGCCCCATCTGATACGACTGGGTATGATTCATCTACTCCAACTCCATCTGCTGCGCCACCTGATTCTGCAGGTAGAGTTATGTGAATTGAAGGATATCTAATATCACCTGGATCCCAACCTAAATGAACTAAGATGTGTCTCGGGTCTTTATTTTCAATGGTTAGTAAAGAAGTCTTCGATTGCTCGAATAAATCATATCCGCCTATACTTACAGGATTCAAGACCTTATAAAGCAAAGTATTAGATTCTGGCAATAAATCGACATTGACCACTTGCTCATAATTAGTTCTAAAAGCGGTTAAGACACCCTTAACTGCTTCATCAATTATTACATCTGGAACTATTAAATCCATCCTATTGATTTTAAATATTGGTCAATCGCAATACCTGTTTCAGAAGCCGTGTTTAAATCATCCATAGCTCTTTCAGCAAAAAACTCTCCCTCAAATCCAGGGTGAATCCAAGCTGCTGGGTCAGAATTATCTGAAACCATACGGAAAGATACATATCTATTTTGATTTGTCTTAGGATCGGTCACTCTACTTATTCCCTCATGTAGGGCATTTTTGTTCTTATAGTTCTGCCATTGTAGAGGTTCAATATCCAAGATTGGAACCTTTTTAGAAATAGGGGTCGCTAAATGTTTCGGTATTTCTTCAATCTTTAAAGGTTCTGTTTTATACCCACCACCTGGAACAGATAATACTGCTGGCTTGTTTGAAACAACATCATAAATTTCTTGAGGCATCTTTCCTGTGAAAACAGGGCTTTCTCCTATTGCACCAGGGGTTGCCCATCGGAAAGGTACAACGTTAGTCCTTATTCCTTTTGCATTTACTTTAGCATTCGGTCCAGTCAATAGGCCTTCTTTCATATCAAAAGCAGGCCATCCATCCTCTATTGCATTAGGTAGCCAGCCCGTAAGGAGAACAGCTCCTTGACCATCTCCCATATCCACTGTAACCAGGCCCTTAATATATTCTTCTCTTGTTGCTCCTAAATTTCTTGCTGCTTCTTGCTCCCAGGTTCTAGCGTAGGCTGCTGTAACAGATTTAACCACATAGTTCATTAGCCCCTTGGTTTCCTTTTCAGTAAGAACCAAGTCCTCCATAAGTTGCTCTGTGTCTATGTAAATAGGTACCATTATACAGGGACTTTATATGCATGATCAACTGTAATTGCATGTTCCCAAAAACTTGCATTTGTTACTGGGGTGATGTAAATAGTTCCTCCATTCGCTAAAAAATCAGCTCCTGCAAATAGTGGCATAACAATGTTAAATGATTGCTCAATCCCCACTCCGTATAAAAATCTTTTTGTCTCCTTAAAAATTACCCCAGCTGTACCCCCGACATCCACCTCTACTAGAAAGGAGTTGGTGGTCCCTACATCAGAATGCCCAGTTATAGCAAGCCTTATATTATAAAAATCATTAAGTGCATCAGGTTCAATTTTGTTTGTCGTGGAGTTCCATACAAGAGGGTGTCCCACTGGACTTTGCTGGGCCTCGAGCGCCGCGTCAATTGTTATTGGTGTGCGAATCCCTGCTAATATTGCTTTCTTAGCTATGGATGTGTATTGGCCGTCGAGATTAAATTCCCAATGATGCCCCTGAATCGCAGGAATGCTGATTATAAGGTCTCTCATATCTTGCTCAGTTATTGCCCCTGCGTTCTGCCCATCTGCAAATATCGCAAGTAATTCCGCTTGTGTTCTTATTGTATCCGCCATTTTCTTTTTCTTTTATACAAATGATTCTGCAAATCCTGGGGTAAATATACCACTCATTAGATTAAACATTTGTGTTCTTTGATATTCTGTTAAATCATTATAAATACTTTCTACTGATAAAGCCCTTATCATCGCAGTTGTCTTTTCTACTTCTCCTGGAACATCACAACCTGTTGCATCCCAGGAATTATCAAGCAATCTATCTCCGTCAAAATTTTCAGCACCCGCCATTAAATGGGCTCTCAATGCTGTAGCGAGAACAGGCATTTGGATTGTATCTCTTCTTGCTCCTTCTTTCACTAAGAGGGAAACCATCGAATCTCTCATTACATCCCAAATATAGAAAACAGGGTGGTGCTTATATCTTATACTTATTTGAGGGGCAACCAAGGCATCGTGTGTTGCAGTAAGGGTTATAATATTGTGTTGAATAGTATAATCAACATCTACCTCTAATTTTTGATATTTGGTTACATCATCAATATATAATCCCATCCATTCTACTTCTTTAATATCGTAAATAGTGGTTACTATATATCGAGTACTTACTGTATCTACTGTTGGGTATAAAGTTTGGGTATGAACACCAAGTGCATCAGACATTTCAATTTGGTCCATGAAACTTAGCTTATCCCCATTTAATGCTGTTATTTGAAGAACTCCTTGGTCTCTCCTAGCCGCTTCATCATAAGTTCTCTGGAGTTTTATCCCAGTTATGATCATTCGTGTTCGAGTAGGGTTTACGAATGCCCAGCCCGAACCCCCACAGTTTTTACAACTAGTGAGGTGATCGGCGCCTTTCACCTTGCACGGGCACTGGAGTGCTTTTGAATGGATTACATTATAACCTTTATCTCTTGTGGCAATTTCAAACTCATCCAACTGAAAGTCAGCAGCAACAGAATTCCCATCGCTATATGCGCCTTGTAATATAGATTTGTCTGAGGTACGTGTCATTATGCAGAGGCAAAGGTAAGAACGCCTTTATAGGTTTGTTGTAGTTGAGGAAGAACTCTATCCAAATCTTTTAAATACCCAAGGATTCTCGCCCCATACCCTGCATTAGTAGCAGAAGAGGTTGTAGAAATACTTTGACTTAATCCATCGATTCCGATAGACTTACTTGCGATACCTGCTCCAACTATTAAATCTCCTAACTGATGGAAGATACTGATCGCGGTCAATTTACCTATGGCATCTAAAATGTCAGCTGGAATAGCATCCCATCCTGTTAAATATCTTATCACCCAATAGTTTGGGATTTGCTTGTTTCCGAAATAGCCCACGTATGGGGCAATTCCTGTATAAACCACATTACTTGAAAGTGAGTTTGCAGAACCATGTATTGGAACTAGGTTGATAGTTCTATGGTACTTAATTCCGCCTGAAGTTTCTTTAGAGCTCAACCACTCAGGTGGGTAATCTATTTGAAGGGTTGTATTTAGGAACCCCTGCACTCTAAAAGGAGTTACTACCTGATAAGTGGCAGGAATGTACCCCCATTGCTTCCAACGGTCTAAATCCCAGTCACGGTTCTCTTCATATACTTGTTTCTTTAATTTCAAAACAAGGAAGTTCTCCATGTCTGTTTGCGCCGCCTCTATGAAGAAGTTTATGTCCTCATCAGACATAGGATTCCCATTCGCATCTGTGACTGGAATTCCTAGAAAATATCTGGACTTGATCTCCTCAGGTGAGAAGACCAAACCAGAATTAACATCATACTTAACTTTTAGAGTTAGCGTAGGCATATCTTATGATACAGAAGTTGGTAACTTGCTTATTAAATATTCCTTCATCTCAGGAACTTTTAACTCAGCATACTCCTCTTCAGGAAGCTCAGCATCCACTGCCATAGCAACAAGATCATCCTTCTTAGCTTTGTTGATATTCGCAACTGCAGCCTCCCTCATTTTTTCCTGCTCAGATTTCTCGTCTTCAGGCTTGTCATCTTCAGGATCTTCATCCTTCTTAGGCTCTTCACCCGCAGGGTGTAAACCTTCAACAAGTGCCATCAACTCTTCAGCAAGAGCATCATCTTCAACTTCTATGATGCCATTCTCATCAAATTCTACAATCCCAACTCCTATGGGCATTACGGTCCTAGAGTTAGCCTGTTTCTTGTCTTGTAATTTCATTTTGTTTTGATTTTATTAAACGTTTATTAAATCGAACTTAAATATAAGAAAAAAAGCCATGCGATTAGGCATGGCTTTCTTACTATTTTCACGGACTATGCCTTATTAGGCTTTCACATATGGTCCTACGTTTATATAACGTACCATTTTCTTTGGAGTGTACAGAATTGGAGTTCCGAACAAGAAAGTGATAAATCTACGGCTCATTCCCACGATTGCAAGGTCTAGCTTGCTAATAGGAGCTAATTGCTTAAATGACATTACATCATCTGACAATTCAGATACAAAAGCATCTTCTGAGTCAGGCAACCACCTGTTCTGGTCACGGATTATACCAGCAGCACCACCATCATACCCAGCAACTCTCTCTGCCTCCGAAACCTTGAAGATAGGATACATCTCTACTGCTGCGTTAGCAGTAGCAGTGGTAACGTATGATCGGTAAACTACATATCCTGTAGCAGGAACGGCTCCGCCGCCATCACCAACAGTCAAGTCTACACCTGAACCAGCAACCGTAGTTACTTTAGTTGATGCATCGACGAAATTCAATGCTGACTCACCATAACGGTTAATCGCAGAAACAGCATAGTACACAGTACCTAAGGCACCAGTATGTGCTTCACCAGCTTTGAATCGAGTTGTACCATCTACAACAGGGGCTTGAACACTAAACGTAGGTGCATTAGGTGCTTTCAATGAAGTAGCAGCATCAGTAGAAACTCTTTTCGGGAATTTCTTCATGAATTTGTCCTGCTTCAAGGCAATCTCACCAAAGCTAGTGTCAATAGCCTTAGGGTTTGAACCTGCAGTACCTCTATATCCAGAAGCACCCATCATAATACGCTGACGCGCAAAGTAATCTTTTGACAGACCACTAATAACTGATGGAGGAGCGAACAAACTGTCCACATTGCCATAGTTAGCATCTACGTTGATAGCTGCATCTTCCAATTCATTCTGAGTCAATGACGCACCACGAAGGTCAATCACTGTGTCAGAATCCTGCCATGCACTTAAAGTTGCATACAGGTCACCAGCACCTGCTCCAATTGAAGCATGCTGCTTATATATAGAGTTAAACTCCTGAGGCACGATATCACTATCACCATGAACCAATGACTGGTCCACTTTGCGGATTGCCCACATTGTTTTATTCTCCACTTCCTTACGCATTGCATCTACATACGACTTAACCAGCTGAGCTTGGTAAGTAACTTCACCAGTTACCTGGATGTACTTAACCAATTCGGCCTTACGTCTGTATTTAGAATCCTCAACATCTGAAAGTTCACCCTCATTGTAGAAACCACCACGGTTTACACCATATGATTCTAACTGGATGAATTCCTCAACAGTGTTGTAGGCTGCCAACTTTGGCATTGCATTCCACAATTGGATATCCTTCATTCGGAATTCCAATAGCTTTAGAGTCTTTTCAAGGGACTCAGCCTTTAAAGGTTCCTGAGTTAACAGCTGGTCAGTGGTATCCCTACCAGTGATTTGTCCAGCACTCATCGCCTTGATAAGGTCTTGGGCGGCGCTCTCATCAGAGAAGCCGTCGAAACCTTGATAATCAGATAGACTAATGTTGCTCATTATTGTAACTTTGAGTTTTTAATATTTTATTTAACTTTTACTTAACGATTCGAATTTGATACTCGTCTGCCAACCTATTAACTATTTTAGGATTGGAAAAAGTACCAGATGCTTCTAAATCGCCGATTGCAGTGACCATATCTTTATCGACATTCTCTCCCTTTTCAATATTTGAAAGTTCGAAAAGCTTATCGGTTATAGAATTCCTGTCATTAGAAATTGACATAACTGTCATTCCTTCAACAGACTTACCATCAGATCCCTCTTCAAAACGGTCCTGGAAACCTTTAGTGATCAATTTAGCTGGGGTTGGCTGACCTTCTAACTCCTCTACTCGGTCAAGAGCTTTAGTTATCGTTGCCTCTAACTCTTCGTTCTTTTCCTTTTGATCAACATACAACTGGCCTAGAGCTGTAAATTTTGGGTTTAGACTATCAACTACACCTTTAACGATTTCTGCATTCGTGGCTGAAGGGTCGGAATTAACTTTTGCCTCGGTACCTAAATCATCTGTTTCGCTCTTCGCGACTACTTTGGTTATTTGACCACCATTTTTATCTTCTTCAGGATGACCTAAGTCTTCCTCTTTAGATCCAGCTTGTTTTCCAACAGGCATTGTAATGGTAGATATTTTAGACGTCATGTCTGCAATTGCTTTTGAAAATCCCTGAAGTGCTTTTTTAACACCTTCATCTTTGATGTCGCCATACTCATCTTCATCATCTTCATCGTTGTCCTCGCTTTTAACGATAGGCTCGTCGCCTTCAACAACAACTTCCTCTTCAGGTTTTGCGGCAGAAGCAGCTTCCTCTTCAGGTTTTGCTTCCTCTTCGCTTTTAATAACTACGTCAGCCTCAACAGTTTCTTCACTCGCTAGAGCAAGAATTTCTTTGGCTTTTTGAATACTCTCAGGGGTGATTTTAATCTTATCCATGTTTGGACTCTTTAGTGATTCTATCTGTTCGATTAAAGAATAAATTTCTTTTGACTTTATAATATCGTTGGTAAAGATACGAAAAATCTGCTCATACACTTCAGACTTGGTAAAAGTTTTTGTGTTTTTTTCAAAAAAATCATGACCAGCAACATTTTTTATGCCCCTTTTACCCTTTCTTTTTGTGCCTTCTACTGACTCAGGATAGGCAGGGGCCATGTCTCCAGTAGTCATTTTCACAACTTTGATGTTAAGATCTTTGTCTACGGTTCTGCGAATACCATCGCCATCTACGACATCAATAATATATTCTACATCCCCTCCGTTTGGATCAATAGATTCATAAACAGGCTCAATATATGAAGAGCCTTCACCCTTTATAACATCTACTAATGTGTTTGAGTTTTTTGGAGTGGGCGTGATTGCACAGCCCGTTATTAGTGCCTTGGTAATTCTTTTCTTATTGAATGGATCTCTAGCCAAAGCCCTACCTTCTATAGAAAGGCCTAGTCGCCTATTAGGAGAGTTCTTTTTCAAAACCTTAGCTAGGTCGATAATCTCCTGGGCTTTTTGAGAATCACCATAAAGGAACCCTTCTACTATTAACTCACCGCCTTTAACAAATGCATCGGTTGGTTCTCCAACAATAGCTGTTGGCTCAGTAGAAGATTTATGGTTGTAATTAAAGAATCCTGACTTGAGAAATTTATTAAGAACAAAACCAGAAGGCTCTAAAACCTCCTGGTCTGAATCTACATCACGTGTGCTTGCAACCCCCTTTATTTTTACTGCTTCATTTGATCCCTTCTTACCTTTTTCAATGTCAACTGGAACGAAGAAATTGAAGTTGCCCATTTCCGTCGTCGAAATAGTGGCTTGCGGTTCCTGATTTTTCTTCATGCTGTAATTGGTATTCGTACATGATATTCCATATACGTCCTAAATATCCTACTTTTTCAGCTTGATTGGGAACTTTTGCGATTTTATTTTTGAAATTATTATAGTCCAGGCTATCGGCGAAGTGAGCCATCACACGGCCCAATTCATCATTTGAGACATAAATTCGATATCTATAGTCCGCTCGCTTGTCAATATAAATTCTTTTTTTCCTTAATTCGGGAAGAGCATCTTTCAAGTTATAGAGGTCAACTTCATTTCGAGCTCTAATTTGCTTCATGTTCTTCTTCCGAGCGTGCCTCGCTTCGGTGACACTATAAAATCCATGTTTCGTGAATAACCACATACTCCGTTTTATTTTAGTTTAACAATTTATTTACCACCACCCATATCGGGCTTCTTCTATCATTTCCCTAATTTCAATTTGATTGCTTCCTGAAGTTCAACTAATTCATTATACTCAACTGTGTGGCTGAATATATCTGAACCTATTAAAAGATCCAGTACACCGTCTAACTCTTCCAAATTGGAATGATCCTGGAGAAAAACCTTCTCATCCCCTTCTATCAAATCTCGGAATCTCTCCGCAGACGCTGACCCATACTCATCTAAGATATACAGTTCAACTAATTTTATCATCTTTCTCATAATCCTTTCTACACTTTAAACTGAAATGATTTATTTAACAAATCCATACCTTCTTGAATACTAGCTGGATCACTTTTCATACCTTCTAACATGGCATCAACATAATTACACATTTTCATTTCGTGAGCCAATTCTTTCTTCTCCCATTCTTTCTTAGCATACTCTTGAAAACTCTCAGTAAATAATTCAGGATTCTCTTTCTGGAATTTCTCCTTTAACTTATCAAGCTTAATTTTTAGATAAGCTTCAGTCAAATTATTTTGGCTTTCAAAGGACAATTTAACTATATGTCCTGGGGCGAATTGATATTTTGTTGAATACTTGTTCATTGTTTTACAGTTTATTTCTTACTTAAAGATACAAACAATAATTCAATATATCACGTAAATTGTGAGATTTGTTTGCCCAAATGAGACTTATTTTTCAGGCGTGCGGTTTATATATTTGCCACCAAGAATTTCGTAGATCTTATCCATGGCGTCATGAATTTTTGTAAAGAAGGACATGAAATCAAGATTCCCAAAATTTCCTCCATTAACATCTTCTAGGATTTGCTCCCCAAAATCTGCTTCAAATTTCTCAAAATCCATATAATTAGTAATCCAAGCTAACTGGATGGCATCATCAGCACCTTTTAGTACATTAGATAACCAATCCACTGCTCTTTCAGCTTCATATGATTGTGTCGGGTCTTTGAGTAATTGAATATCCATTATAGTTTATGTTCTAAGGTAAGACTTGAGCCAAAATCATCATCCCATTTAGCCACTTTCAAACGAGAAAATGGTTTCATCAATACTTCTTGCTCTCCTTGGTGATGTGATATAGGGTCAACATATAGTGAGTTCTTTATAGCCACTTTAACTTTAATGTTCCCGCTCCAAGTTCCAAAACTAGTGGATGTGGATGAGAACCTTGGCCATATTACATTATTCCCTGGCTGATGTTGATCTCTAAATAGCTTATTGTTCTCCTCACCGTGAATGCTTATTTTTCGAGAGACCATACCAGATTTGATATATTTGTGGTCTCCCTTAAACTGCTCAGCCTTTGCCAATGCCCGCGTTGCAAGCTTAGCTATCATTAAATATTCCGTCGCTGTTTTCTTAGCCCACTGGTTTATCATAGAATCAACTTTAATAGGATTCTTGGCTAATCCCATATCTTTAATCTCAACCAATTTAGATTGAACCTCCTTGCTAGGATGATATTGATCAACCTCTGTTGGTTCTTTCTTCTTATTAAAATCTTTAAGTAAGACTTCAGACTGCTCTTTATAATAAGCTGCCATATGCTTTTCTCCTGCATCAGATTCTTTAGCTTCAAGAATTGCTTTATTAGCTTTCCTCAATTTATGCAGATTATCGACCTTTTGAACATTATATAACCCATCCTTAACATGTTGGCCTATTGTCTTCGCCCCATCTTGGAGTATGTGAAACATCATTTCATTTGCTGTGAAGAATTTCTCGCCTTTTGGCCCCTTTGTCATAACAACCTTACCTTCTTCAACAATGTTCGATGTTGGAGTACCTACAGCCTCTGAGAGTACTGCGTTTATGCTTTCAAAACTATTGCCAGTATAATATCGAGCTGCAAGAAGTTCTCTATGAGAAATTCCTATCGTGTCTATATAAGCTTCTTTCTTCGATTCAGATAACCCCATGTGTTTTTCTGCAGATTCATCTGTTTTCATATAATTGAGAACACTTATCTGATTCATCCCATCATCCACCATTTCATTAATAAACTTCTGGTCTTTGGGTGTGAACTCCATGAACTTTTCAAGCTTCTTGTAAAGATCTTTTACAGGCTTCTTCGCACTCTTATCTAGAGGGAAGAGTTTCATCTCTTTTAGATTGGTTGGGATGCCTTCAAATCTTTCTTGTAAGTTCTTTAATCTCTTATTTAGAGTTGGACGAATACTTGAAGGAATATAGCCAGGAAATTTTTTAGGCAGCTTGCCCACTTGTGTAACTAGTAAGGCATCAGAAACATCGCCGAATACTTCCGCTGTTAAAGGATTAATTTTATCATCTCTTAAAGAATCAATTTCGTCAACCTTAGGGCCGAACTCTTCTTTCTTCTTCTTCTTCCCCATTGCTCGGTATTCCAAAGAACCTCCTACATCGACTCGAACAGGGACACCGCTGGTTTTATCGATAATGATATTATCAGCCTCCAAGCCAATTACATCCCAATTACCTAAGAGAGCATCTGCGGCAAAATGTTTTGCTATCACATTATGCATCTTCTTAATATCATCATCAGTTTTTCCCATCCTCCATTCAGCCAAAGATGGGCCTTCCACAAAGCTTGTATAGTTATAATCCTTTGATGCCTTTACATTTGGTACAGGAACATCCATGAGTTTGTATAATTCTAAAGCAAGGAATTCACTTTTTCTATGGTGAGTACTTGCTGCACTCTTCCTTACAAATTTCATCCCATCCTGATCTTCAACTAAGACAGCTCCTGTAGAACCTCCTAATTGTTTTATGACTTTATACTTATCATCTTCTACAATGTGTTCTGATTTTGATTTTGATGTAACCTTTTTCTTTTTTTCCTGCATCATACTCCACACAGCAGCAAAAGGCATCATTATCATTGAATTTCCAGACTTAGCGTTTATAGTCTTATTCTCTTCATTTATTTTAACTATGTGAAATTCTTTAAGGCCTTCATCGGGCATGTCAAAGATCAAAGGCTTCTTCATCTTCATAGCAGTCTGAGCTAGCTTGGTCACTTGCTCATTCATATCCTTATCTACATCTTCAATAACTTCTTCCTCTTCTCCTTTGTCTGCATCTTTAGGAAGTTTAGATTGTAGCAGTTCACCATGTTCAGGGTGTTTAGCAAAAGACATTGCCTCTTGCTCTTCAGGAGTGACCCAATAAGTTTGTAAGAAAGGTTTCCCTTTTTTAACTACTACTTTTTTAACAGGGACTTTGCCTTTATGTTTTTGAGCAGGCATTCCTTTCTCAAAAGAGGCTTCTGCTTCAAAGCCAAATCCAAGGTCAACCGTAAATGCTTTCTTAATATAATCAGGAGTTAATATCTGATTCAAATGCTCTTTAAGGTCAAGTAATAAATCAATCTCTTGCCATTGCTCTTTTGACAGCCACAATGCATTATCACTTTCTCCATCTAAAAGCGCCAAAGGTTTCGTCTCATCACACATAACCCAATAATAATGAATCATGGCACCAGGCGCATTTATTACCTTAGCTTCGAAATACTCTTCTACTTTTAAATTAGTTTCTTCTTCAAACTCCCGAACGATGGCTTGGTCAGCTGTTTCCCCTGGATCAATGTGGCCTCCAGGCAAGTTCCATTCTGAAGGGTGGAAGGAGTCATCCATATGTCTTCTCACAAATAATAGTTGACCTTCTATATTGCTAAGCATGCCGACCACAAAGTGATCAACATCAGCTTTCACTATCGGATCCTCAGATTTATTGAAATACTTGATGAGCTCATCCATATTCATATCCACCTCATAAACAGGAACAGATTGGTGTTCCCCTAATGTTTCCAAGGAAGCGGCCCAACGATGGTGGCCATCTAGGAGATAGCCATCTTTACTAATAACATATTCATTAGGTCTCTTGAATCCCCCTGCTATCATAGCTAAGACTTTGTTCTCATCAAAATCTTTCTGGGTAGGTTTGAGTTCACCTATCGTTTTAGAGCTAGGGGTAATGTTCAGGTTTTTCTTTAGATCTTCGTTCTCATCAATCTGCGGAAGCTCCTTTCTTTCTTTTTGAAGTCCGTGTCTTATTCTTCCTTTATATTGGAAATCGCCATATTCATATAAGGACTTTATTAATTCATCTCTTTTTTCCTCCAAACCTTTAGCCAGCTGTGAGGAGATTTCAACTTGTTCTGCAATTCCTATAACAGATGCCTCTTCGGCCTTTGTGAGACGTTCAGCCATATGCTGAAGAGAAACAAGCATATCAGGAGTATCGTTCCCATCATCGATTGCTTTTTTTAAATCACTATGTTGACTAGCCAGGGCACTTATTGTCTCTTTTGAGATTTCATGCAAAGAATTTAACTCTAAAGAGCACTGGGTATATCCTTTTGAGATTTCAACCAATTCTTTAGATACAGCTTTACTAACCTTGCCAAATATGACTTGGTCGATTATGTTTTTAATTGACGTCACCTTCAATTTTAATTGTTCCAATAGCATGTGTGAAAATATCCGCATTAGGATACACCATTTCAATGTCAAAATTATAAACACCGACAACTGCATTATCTGCAGCAATTAGCTTAAATGATATTTGAGACTGGTCTGCTGGGTCAAAAGTTCCTACTGCAGTAAAGTTTGTAGCAGGAGTCCCGACGAGTTCTCCATATATCCTTGCAGTAGTTGTATCAGGATAGGCTTCGCCATCAACAGTAAAGTCTGTGAAGACCCAATATACATCGTCTCCACGTGTTCCAAATAATTCAAATTTTAATGGTAATACTGACATGTCCTTAACATTTTATAGTTCCTTTTGGTTCATCTGTTATTAAGTTAGCAGAAAGAACCTCTGTTTTAATCCCTGCTCCTATTATTTCTGTTTTTATCTTGGCACTGTGGACTAAGGTTTTTAAGCCTCCGTCGATGCTCACTAACTGTACTTTTGCGTTTTTCATATCACTAAATCTTACGGCGTCATTTTCAAAACTCCCCCCTCCTCCAGGACCATATCCATATGTTACAATACTCATGGCTGCAATACTCTTTCGAAAATAGAAGCTGCACTAGGAGCTCCTAATGCGTCTAATAAATCATAAACAAATAAAGGAGTTGCCTCGTCTTTGTCATAGATTGTTAAAGTCTTGGCTGTCGAGTCTATCTTCATCCTATTACCTAAAATTGCAAATATTGCATTTAGAGTGGAAGAAGAGATTAATTCATTATGGACGACAGAACTCCCGGTTGAATTATCGGTTAATTTCCCTAAACCTCTAAGAGTGGTATCTCCGTTAGTAACTGTGGATTCTATTATTATCTGCCCTGAACCTAGATCAATGCTTATTTCGTCTACTCCTGTTCTATTACTCAGTGCGAGCCCGCCATGATAATCCCTAACTATTAACGCCTGCCCTGCTCCACCACAATTTATTGTAGGGGTAAAATTGCCACCAGCAATTCCAGATTCACAATTTCTAAAATGGGCCTGTACTCCTCCTCCTAATGTAATAATCCCCGACAGCACACAGCTATTTATGGTGCCGTTCACAAATGCCAAATCTCCTATGTTACACTCCAACAAGGTTGAATTACCATCTAGTGTCCCGATAATATCAGCATTCTTGAACTCGCAATCTAAAACAAGAGCTCCTGGATTTATTGTAAGTAAAGTCCTAGATATTCCATCTCCCTCTATTAAAAGTCCGGAGAAATCATAAGTATCTATCACTGCATCCCCTCTTATGTGTAAAGCCCCCAGCCCTCTTTCTGAAGATATCGCTAAAGCATCTGGCCAATTATCAACAGGGGTGTCTGGTGTCCCTATGGGAAAGGTTGTCCCTGACACCGCTTTCCCACTTATATTGGCTAAATCTACTGTGACTCTATTTTGAAATGAAGAAAATTGAATCATTTCCAACTCCTGTAAGGTGGCTGAAGATGATGACGTTAGAAGAATTTGAGTCCCGAATGTAGGAAATATAGCACTTGTAGTTGCCCCTAAATCATCTACTGCAACTAAATTACCGCCAGAGGCTGCGCACTGGTCAATGTTCCATATCTTATAAAAATCCCCTGACACCCAAGTATTAAGAGTGCCATCGGCCATAGGCTCAAGAAGAGTTATCTGAAATTCTGAATCAATAGTAAGAACAGTCCCGACACTTCTGTCATTAAAATTTATTATTACAGCACCTGGGAGTATGCCATTGGTAATGAACAGTCCTGCACTGTCTATAAGAGTAGTTCCAGTAGGGTCTGGGGTAGTTACAGTTCCACTTTCATCAGAGGCTGTTCTAGCATCGAACAAAAGCTTCCCGTCTAAAAGGGTTGAGGTTATACCAACTTGAGTCCCTCCACCCAAATCTTCTTTCCCCGCTGATGAAACTAATTCAAGCTCATCCATACCATCAACAGATTGTTCTGCCACAACTGTGGTGTCGTGGAGGTCCTGCAATACCACTTCTGTTGAAGGTAAAGCCACCTTTATCAAGCGTGGCGATAGCGAAAAAAGATATGTTAAGTCACCTCTTACTGCCACAACTTTTCTCTTTAAATTTGGTTATCAGATTCTTTCTTTTTAGAGTCTATAAAATCAACAACCCCAGATGCTTTAAGTGCCTCAATTTGTTTTTTCTTCAAATCGACACTTACTTCACCATCTTCGGTGGTTAACTTAAATTTATCTATGGCCACATCTTTGAAGCCCGGTTTCATTTTTACTATCAATTTCATATCTATTATGGTAAGTCAACAATATTATCAACATTACGTACCACAGCAAATGTACCACCAGTAGCGGTAAATGTCAAAGCGGAACGGAATGTCGTATATCCTTTAAGTCGAGCAATTCCAAATAATGGAATATCCGCTACATACTGCATCGTATTACTTAAAGTTGCCCCTGCTGCTACATCAGCAACAAATACAACGTGAGCATTATCAGCTGCAGTTAAGTCAACAGCTCCTGTAACTGTTCCGACAGTTCCCGACGCTAAAGTAAACACATTGGTTGTCCTATTTACAGCGCTATATTCGAATTCGAGATAGTTACCAGTGTCGTTAGGATCAAGAATCCTCAACCAACCCGCGTCTGGCACATCACTAGGGAGCGGGGAAACTGTTCTTGTCCCTGCTGCTAATAAAATAGTAGTGTCTGCAGATTGATTATTCCCAGCTCCAACTGTTCCTATAGTAAATTCATTACGTAATATGGTCTCAAGGCCAGCCCCTGTTGATCGGTAAATACTTACACGATAATTAGCAAGTAAATTACTTGCAACGAGTGACTGCAAGTTAGGTGGTATAATAACCACACCAGCGGCAGTTTGAGATACTACATTCTGTAAATCGGCTGCTATCAAGGTATCTTTGTCGAAGAACCATCCTCGTGCAGCATTATATACAGCACCTGGTTTCTGTCCTACTGGATCTCCCGTAGAACGTAAAGGATTATAAGTTAATATTGCTCGATAAATATTTCCTGGGAAGGTGATGGAATTATCTCCTGCTTCAAAGAAAGTATATCCCCCAGCCTCTTTGCGAGAAATATATTTACTCCACTCATAAGTTGCACCTGCTGATCTAGGATTAGCATTGGTAATGTCTCCTGACATTGTGCCGTTGTAATTCAAATCACCAGATCCTTCGCCTACATCCTTAGGCGCAGTAGCAAATGCTGCTGTGCCAGTTGGTGTATTCGTAGCGGCAGATATACCTCCAGTTAATAAATTAGTTCCAGTAAATGTTCCTGAAGTTTCTTCAATATAAATAGTACCAGCATCATCTTCAATTACAAATCCCGTAGCACCTGACACTGATTGGGTAACTACTTCCCCGTGAACAAATGTTCCAGTAGTAGACCCTCCTGTAAATCGCCTAGTGACGATCATATACTTTATATCAGCAGAATAACCTGCGACAAGATTAGAGCCAGCCCCACCAGTTACACTTTTAGCAGAAGTGTCTCCTACGATAGTTTCTGTTGTGAAAGTAGCTGTAGATTTTAATACATAATCCACATTACCAGTAGCCCCTGTATCTGAGGCTATAACGATCCCTCTTGCTCCTGATGTTGCTCCAACAATAACTTCACCAATTGTAAATGCTCCAGCACCACCTGCACTAAAGGCAGCCCTTAATTGACCTGTTGGATTCGATGCATCTGAGAATATGGCAAGAGAAACTGAAGCCACGCCACCAACTTGATTGTTGGGTGCATAATCATAAGTATAAGGATAAGGTCTTGCATTAATAACGACATTCCCTCCGTCTACTAGCTGGCCCAAAGCCGGTACAGTGCTATTGATTACAGTTACATCTGTATTTGTTTTAGTCTTTATTCCTACATTAATATTCCCCTCCACCCAAAACTGAGGTAGGACGAGTTTACTTTGAACAATATAAACATCAGGTTGTGGAGTTGGATTCGATGCATCATAGAAATACCCATGGTTCCCAATAGTAGGAGCTGCAATGTCTGTTTGATAATTTGTAAAAATATTATCACCTGTTTCATCCTGGAATGACCCCGACTCAACAAATCGAAGAGAAAGATCTGGAACTAACCAGCCGTTCAAACTCTGATAAACCTGGTCCTTTACGTTAGCACCTAGAGGAACGAGATCATCCATTTGTGCTGCATCATCAAAAGTTTCAGCTGAGTAAGAATAAAGAGCATTCCATGATCGAACAACATTTAAAGAGCCTGATGGATAGATCCCCCCTTGTGAGGCATCAGCATCATCTCTAGAGCGTTGCTCATTGATAACTCCATTTGGTATATTGATAGCAGCTACCGTTGCAAGGATAGCTGTAGTACTTTCAGCTTGTGCAATTTTTGTAACAGTTACTAAGTTACCTCCTCGTCTAACAAGATTTATATCCTCAGTAATAGTTACTGCACCTGTCTTTCCTGCTGTAATTAATTTACCTGTACTATCCCCATCGTCAATCACAGCTAACACTCTCGCTTGGATTGCAGAGGTACCTCCTTGGATTAAGTCCCCAACCTGAAATACCTGACCAGCTACCTGAGTATCGTAAAAAATTACATCCTCAATGTCAATATTATTATTATTGGTCCAAGCACCTCCCGATGTGTTAGAGTCCACTATGCGGATTGACCCATTAGCAGTTACTCCAGCAACTTGCTGGGCAAAGCCTATAGCCCCTGATGTTGCGTCAGATATTTTAGCATCTTCTGGAATAGATATCGTCCCGGCATCGTAATGAATGATTACTGAATTATTTGTATTAACCGTTCCAGGGATGAGCAACTGGCCGGCGGTTTGTGTCGTAGTTAATGCTGCATCATTATCAATCCCAACCCCATCTGCAAGAGCTACACCTGTGGCTCCACCTGTGACATCTAATGAGGAGTTGTTGGTAAAGGCAGTAAATGTATTGCCATAAGCAGTTCCTGCCCCAGCGACTCCACCAATATTGTATTCAATAAAATCAACAATCATGGTCCCTGTTACAGCATCGGTTATAGTATCTCCAACTTTAAATCCGCCTTGTGCCGTAACTCCATCAAAATTTAACTCACTGAGCACTTCAAAAGTCTCATTGTCTTGAAATAAGCCCAGAACATTTGTTAATGTCATAGTTCCTGAAGCAGTAGCCCCTGTCACCGATAGCACCTTGGCAATAGCCCCAGATGTGTTTCCTTTTATAAACTCCCCAGCTACTACTTGGCGACCTGCGCCTGTGTCGTATGCTAATGTCCCATCTATATGGGAAAGTATCTTATTTGGGTAATCAAATAACCAGTCATCTGAAATAGGCATGATGTATTCTTATTTTAAATTATAATCTTCCTTGCAATCTTTGTCGTAAAGTTACCATTTATTTTTTAATTTTCGCTGGGCCGCCTTAAATCTTCTCTATCTTTCTTATCCTGAGGCATTGCAATCAACCTTCCATTTCTAAAGTATATGGGGTTCCCTGTTTGATCATTTATCTTCATTGTGACACCACAATTGCCACAAAAGCCTTTGATAATCTCTCCTGTGGGACAATATGGGCACTCTCTTCCTTGACTCATTATGGTAGATTTACTCTCGTATCAGTATCCATGGTAAATGGCACATTTAATCCATTAACATCTATGGTTGTAAATGCGGGGGGTGCTTTATACCCTTTAAGTCGGGGTATAACCTTAACATCTGTATCAACAGTGTAGGCATAGGTATCTGTAAATACCCCAGAAGCATTTGTAAGTCCCGTTGATACTAAGGTCTTGGCTGGGTCTAGCTCAATCCTTACTCTTACACCAACAGCAGCTGACCCATCTAACCTTTTACAGGTCACATTCAGTGTTTTTGTGTTAACAACAGTAACAGTAGTCCCCGCATCAACTTTTGATATAGTAGGAGTGCCTCCGCCCTCCAATACATTTATTACCACGGTAGCCGCAGCGGGGAAATCTACCCGAACATCATTTGTATTTCCTGAAAATTGAATATTACGGAAATTATAAGTTGTAGTTCCTGTGCTCGTTCCTTTTAATAAAATACCATTAGTACAATTAAGGATTGTTATATCTCTAACTGTATCTGCAGTAGGATCGGCAGAGCCAAGGTCTAAAGCAGCATGCTTAGCATTAGATGTAGAATTTGAAATTACTGCTTTTCTTAGTATGGCTCCACTTCGCACCCTAATAGCTCCCATTGAGGTATAATTAGAACCAATAGACTCAAGATTAGCTGTTCCAAATTCAACATCACCACTCATGTTACAGTTAGCTAAGCTACCGACTGGATTGACAGTATATGTAGTGGTAACTTTAAACCTAACGTAATAAAAATTTCTATCTGTGTCTACTGTTAATTTAGCCCAATCGTCAGGCATGGCGAACCTAACTTTATAAGTACCTGGGGTTGCTTTAAAGCTATTAGTTCCATCAGTGACATCAGTACAAGCAACCCAAGCAGATCCATTATAGTATTCCCAAACTCCTGTTCCAACTGTTCCTGCTGTACTAATTACTATATTTAATTCATTAAATTTCTCTTCATGACCATATATACTTCCAGATGTATTTGCAGATTCAATGTTAGGCATAAATAAAACATCAGCTGTTCCGGGATCTCCAGCATCAACTGTATCATCTGTATATGTAGTATTAAACCAAATAGCAAAATAACGTAAATTATCTTGTCTTGATATTGTTGGGCCAATGAAATTACAGCCATAGAATCCTGTATCAATTAAAGCATCAACGGCCTCAATGTGGAAGGGGATAAGTCCTCCTGATAGAAAGGAGTTTCCTCCTGCACCAGAGGCGGTAATACCTGTGCCTATCTTAGTGCCAAAGTCAGCACTATTAACACCGCCAGAGCTACCTACAAACTCTAATTTATGGAAAGTTGATGAAAGTTCCTGATCTTCAAAGTTCCATATTTTGTTAGAATCAGCAAAGTCAGAAGCGGTGGCAGCTGCCGTAGCTCCAAATCTAAACCTCCCTAACGCATAGTAAATACCATTTACATCTTTAAATACACCCCTTCCATCTGTGGCATCATTTGCTGCGATAGCAGCAGAATCCCCGGCAGTTCCTAATATATGCAACTCTCTACCTCTAATGATTTGGTCATTAAAAAATAGGGAGTTAATACCATTCGGAACGATGGTAATGTTATTGATGTGACCAAACGAGCGCACACTGTTTAAGGCAAGCGTACCAGAGGTAACATCAGCTGCCTTTCGTGGGTCTACACAGAAAGCATTCCACATACCTTTAACTGATCCAAGAGCCTTATCATTTCCTCCTACATAATATTCACGATAATTAGCTGTGCCTGAAGTAGAGCCCAGGCGTATTCTATGGCCACCATTAACAAATGTATTTACCTCATTTGTACCAACAGCCAGCCACATGAGAATATGTTGATCCTCCACATTAACAGCAACAGCCAGAGTGTGCATTATCCCCTTCAGCCCTGTACCGTTTGGATCAGAGTTAATGGAGTTAGTACCTTGCGCTTTAAGGGTTATAACGCTGGTACCCTGCCCACCTACTGCTGTCCATAAAGTTGCTGATTCAGCACTATTTATAACTGTCCAATCGGGTGTTACTGTGATTGCCATAGTATTTAGTCAATCGATTCATCAATCCATGATTTAGCTAAGTCTATATCTTCGATTTCCTCCTCTATAAGAGACCCAAGTTTTTTGATACGATAAGTTTCGACTTTAACCCGTCTCCTCTCTCTATCAGCCTCGAATTTTATTAGCTTTTCAATATCAAAGCCTTTGTAATTCTCAACAAAGGTGACATTCTCACCATGTATCACCATATTACTTAAAATTATCCTGTTATACTAAAACTGTTATGGCTGAGCCATCATTCCCGGTTCGGGATAAACTTAATGTGTTTGCGGTTGCATAAGCAGACAGGTCTGTTTCATGCTTTACCTCTCTTTTCAATACTGCAAAGCTCCCTTCTAAAGCAACATCGTCAATAAAGCTACCGCTAGATGCTGTAATTTGCATAACTGTAACATTCCCGCCAGCTGCAATTCCTGAAGTAGTCAGTTCCACTGCTGGGACTGCTGCAACAGCTCCTGAGGGAGTTCCATCAAGGTTTGTTGTTGCATTAGCTATAACTATTGTCGCTGTTCTACCATCAGCTCCTTTAAAAAGAAGATTAGCTGCAGAAGGGTTTGTTACTACGAACCCGGAGTCTTGAAGAATAGCTGCTGCATGTAATGCAACAAAATTAGCTGCAGTAGTTGCTAGTGTGGTATCGAAAGTTGCAAGATATGCAGTTCCATCTATCGATACGTTAGCTGTTCCACTAGTGCCTGTTAGGGCAATGTTTAATTGTTGAGGAGTGAATAACTTGTAAATATTCATGTGTCTAGACTTTAATTATTTTGAATTTCAGGTTAAAGATACGAAAAAGACCAATGTTAACGCTACTTATGCAAAAAAAATATTAGCGGGGGTTTCTCCACCCAAGCTGTTTCGCTGTTTTTCTTCTGTGGCAATTGGCGCAACGAATTTCACATTTTTCAATTTCTACCTTGCAACAATTACATATTTTCATATTATAAATATACAAAAAAATCGAGCGGAGAGCAGAGGTACGACCCCCAATCCTTTCAGATCCATTCCCGTAGCAAGGGAAGAACACCACCTGGTGAAATTACTCTCCGTATATGTGAGACAGGAGAGATTCGAACTCCCATAGAATTAACGACGAATTTACAGTCCGCTGATTTCACCTGCTTACCATCTGCCCCATATGCGGAGAGAGTAGGACCCGATCCCAAGACAACTAAATGCCCCCTAGTTTTCAAGACTAGTCGCCGCTCCAATGCAGCTGCTTCACTCTCCGTATGTACTAACAGAGGGACTCGAACCCTCGAAAAACAGCGCTTAAAACTGTCGTGTATTCCCACGTCCACCATGCTAGCAATTTGTACTCTTAGAGAGACTCGAACTCTCGAAAATTGGGTCCTAAAGCCAATGCGTATTCCCACGTCCGCCATAAGAGCATAAAAAAAGCCTCCTGAAATTAATCAAGAGGCTCATTAGTAGATCCTTGCAAGTATTTTTAACTTAGAACATACCTTTAGCCTCTATCATCAGATAACTCGATAAGAGACTATATAGTACTGTTCTATTCATACGCTAAATATACATTCCTTTTTATTTAAAAACCAAGTACCTCTAGAAAGATTCGAACTCTCATCTCACGGTCCGTAGCCGCGCATTCTCTCCGTTGAACTACAGAGGCATTTAAAATAGAAGTGCCGACGGGGCTCGAACCCGCATTTTC